TTTGCTACATTTTCTAATTGGGTTTTATCGTCGGGCAATAAAAAGGTACCCTCTATTAAAAGCTCTTCTTCGGTGTCGTTTGTAATATAAACATTAAAGTCTTTGGTTTGGAAATCACCGCTTACAGTAAGGTTGCTCCCGTAAATATTGGGATCTAAAATAACTCGCCCTTCATTGTGGTCAATCAACATCCAAGAAGCAGGGTCCGTACTTTGCGGAGTAAATACCCCGTCAAGATAAACCCCTGTCGGGACCCCCGTCCCATTTGATACTAATTGTCTATAAGGGCCATAATAGGCATCTAAACCTGTAGGTACATCATTGGTTTCTGCGTAATAATTAAAATTCATGCCGATGTCTGCCGAAACTCCTTCGGCGACCCGCGTTAATCTATCGTCAAACCAAAGATAGAAACTAGATTGGAGAGTATGATCAAATTGTACCTTCATCCTATTGAAATATTTTGTTGAAGTGCTTTAATTAAATCGGTAATGATTTGAGTTAAATAAGGGGTGGTGGAAAAGCTAGAATTTCTTATCATAGCTTCCACCTGAATTCCTCCTCCCGAACGGCTTTGGGAATCTTCTTTAACCAAATAGTTGCCTAGGCCTGCTAAACCCCTTTCTATTCCTTCTGCCCAGCTTCTTCCTGGGGCCCATGGCAATGGAGTAACTTCTGCTAAATCATCCTCTGATGGCAGGTCTACACTAATATAAAACACCATGTCGCTTTGGCGAGCCCCTTTATTTATTATCTGAATTTTAGAAGACAAAAATTCTCTTAATTTAGAAATGGGATCGTCGCCCGCATTAAAACCGATAAAAGAATATAGACTACCCTCACCGCCGAGAGTTCCACTGCTATTCGCCGAAGCCTTCCCTGCTTCGATTTCCTTTGTAACGGGATGATTCTCAAAAGCGCGAAGTGCTGCTTTTTTGGCGTTTTCGAATTGCTTCTCTAATCGAGGCATAATTTTCTTTTCTAAAATAGGAAGACCTTGCTTACTTAATTCTTTTTTTAATATATTTCTATTAATGCGCACGTTAATCAGCCCTTTCTAAAAATAACGTATAGAACTGAGGGGTAAACAAGCCTACTCTTGATGCATCAGTCTTAATCTTCCATACGGAACCGTCTATCTCTATTCTGTCGGCGAACTTAAAAGCCGTATACCCAGCTTCATTAAGTTTAATTCGAAGCTGGCCTTCCGAAATGGGGAGATTGGTTTGCGCCCGAAAAGCATACTCCTCCTCGATATACTGCTTGGACATATATTGCACCCGTGCAGAAACGACTGTTTTGGTAACTTGTTCGGTAGTAGTGACCGCATCCTGTATTTTTGCATACAAAGCATTATAGGTTTGATTTGTGGCAACAAAAATAGACTTCTTTTTTTTATAGATAGTTATGTTCCTGGCGAAAGTGTCATGAACGTTAACGAAAACGTTTTCCAGACTAGCCTTCTGTCCCGATGTGAAAAAATCTGCCATGAGCCTATAGGTTAACGTAAACGCTACCGCAACCACTTTTTAGATTGGTATTTCCATCGTTTCCAGCCACTTGTCGAGGAGGAGATTTATAGGAATTATAATAGTAAGTCAAATCCTTAAGTTCAGCTTCGGCTTCTGCAGCTAAAGAAAGATATAATTTGGCCACATCAGTTTTATTACTTCTAACAATCATGGAATCCCCTTCTCTTAAACGGATCCAATCGATATCATTATTGAGGGACCCATCTATACCCCGAAGGACATTTCGACCTTTCTTCTCGTAAAAATGCTTGAGATAAAGCTGGGTATAAATGTCTTGTTCTTCTAGCCTAAAAGTGCCCGATGGCACCATATTCCCTGGCGTCGTACCACTATAGGTAGAATATATCCACGTATTTAAAAGCCCCACATTAGCGCTAAGCCAGCCCGAAATCGAAGAGATCTCAGCAGTGCGCATGGCGGCACCAGTAGCGTCGCCAAATTCAGTGTCCCAGATTGACGTAGCTAAATCACCAATGTCGCTCATGTTACAATCCTTCCTGCATTAATCTCCGCGCTTCTTTATAGGCGTCGGTATCTTGATTTTTAATGCCAATTGGTTGCGGGGAGGGAATGACCATACTTGACTTATTGTATTCCTGAAAAGCACGAATTAATTTACCCTTGAGGCTACGCTGGGTTCCATTGGGGAAGACTCCTGTTTTTACAGCCAAAGCCTGAAGGTCTACTATCGGAAGGCTTTGAATCTTTTCCTCAAAATCGCTGATAATAGTGGTACCAAAGGGGTTAACCTCCTTGATTCCTAGTAATTCCTCTAGCTCTTGAGCTCTCGCAATAGCAACTTTCTGGCGCTCGTCCTTACCGTGCGCTTGTGTTAAAGAGTCCAGCTTGGCTCTTGGCTTCTTTTTTTCTTCTTTGCCATCCGCCTTTTTTAACGTATCCAGCTTTTGTGCTCGCCCCTTCTTTCCCTTATTTGTTTCATTTTTTTTTGTCATATTAACTCCTTGTTCCTTGGTTGATATTTATAATATACTAACTAGAGCTACACAAAAATCCACTTTCAGAGAAACAAAAAAGGGCCCCCAGAATGGGAGCCCCTTAAAGTGTTGAATGTTAATTTTAGATTATACCAATACTCCGTAGACTGCACGGTTATCAAGAACCATACGGCCTTCTTCAACGGAGCCATAGTACCCAATCTTCTGCTGACGAACGCTATATTGATCGTCGGCCATAAGGCTGAATTCGGCCCCGCTTTCGGAATCCAAGACTACCGCCCTGAAGAGGGAGTCTCTGCTAAGGTCAAGGCCGAGAACTAAATCAGTTCTGCCGCCCATGGCCCCTAGACCAGCGAAGATATTCGTGAATTGCTGTCCAGCACCGAGCTGCCAGATTTCCATGATGTTCACACCAAAGAAACTAGCCATTTCGCCCGAGTCATTAAATAACTTCATCCGAATTTCATCGGGAGCAGTTACCCACGCGTCATTGCCTGCCGCAGGAATGGTATGATCTGCAGTTTCCGTATTGATAGGATTATAAGCCATACCGCGAATACCTTCCACAACCTCAGGACTTACCAAGAGATCGGTGACGCCGTTCCGCTTTGTATCAGGGGTTCCACCTGACCACGAAGAATTTACCCTCTTAGAGAGAGTAATAAGGGCATTAAGGTCACCAAGTAAAAAGTTCCCTGCGAAAGCAGAGAGAGCAGTATGACTAGTAGCAGCTGCCTGGGTATCAGCCAGTGTACCAAGCAATAGATTAGCGGAAGTTCTTTCCTGCTTAAGCAGTACTTCCTGAGCAACTCTCGTAAAAGATTTGCCAACAACATCAAGGCGGCTCTTAGCAGCGTAACGCTTATCAAAACTTACAGCACTATCAAGAGTGTAAGTAGTAAACTTAAGTTCGCTGGCTGTAGGTGCCACATGATTGGTCGGGAGCCCTCCAGGCATTGACTGCGAATAAACCGTAACATAATCGGCAGCAGTAATGTCATAATAAAGGTCCAACGGGATAGATGGATTGTCATCTGGATTGAAGCTTAAGCTACTAAAGAGATTACTTATAGCAGGAGCATTATTAATTACTTCGGCTAAAATAGGTCCCATGAAGGAGCCCAAGGCAGCTTGTGCCTCATAAGCGGTATCACGGTTCTTAGAGGCCATCGCCTTAATAAGTTCCAACTGTTCTTCTGTTCTTTTTAATGTAATTTTCATTTTTGTTTGTCCTCTCTAGACTTATAAAGCGCAGTTAATCTTGACGATGGAATAAGCTCCTACTGATCCCGCGGCACCAGCGAACTGATCCTCGGTAGCTACTGCGGTTCGACTTCCTGTTGCCAGGACGACGCCTACGTTTTGCTGTTGATCAACAAGTGTGTAGGTTAACCCAACACCTGAAACTTTTCCTAGACCGCCCGCGGCGATAACAAAATTTCCCCCTATCACCCAATTCGCATCATCAATGTATGCGTTATTGCCGAAGCTCCCCCCAACAGAGGTTCCTGTCCCACCTGCGAGAGTAACGACTCCGCGGCTTAAAACAGGTACAGCCTGTCCCGAAAGAACAGCCTGATTTTCAAGAGCTTTTTGAGGGTAATAGAGAAGTTTTTCTCCGTTTTCATCGTGGGTCGCTGTCTGATTTAGGGTCATGCCCAATACGGAATCTCCTGTCGCCGCCGCTCCAACGCGGAGGACATTAACGGGATATTGATCTCTACCAATATGAGGGTAATCGGTTTTACCCAGGTAGGAAGAGGTTACGTATTGAACTGGACCATCGTTCAGGGCTCCCGCCGATATCGAAACAAAAGTGCCAGCATCCCCATTGCCCTTAGTATCAAGCTGCGAATTAACGTCAGCTCCATCCAGGGCATAAAGATTGATGACATCTTGCTCGACATATTGCCGAAATGGTAAGATTCTAAGTGCCATAGTTTTTAATATTTAATGTTTACGTTTTCTTTGTTAAAGACTGATCGAAATTTTTCTGCTAACGTTTCATCCCGTCTAGAGGCCTCTGCGCTATTATTAGTTACGACCGTCGTTTCCTCTATCTCAGCGTTTTCTAAAACATCTTCGACAGATTCACTTGGTTCAAAAGATTGAGGTGGTGTCGATGCTTGAGCCTCCGCAAGGGATTCCAGGCGTTTACCGACTTCTTCTTCTATTTGGGCTTCTAATTTCTGATTATACTCTTCGATATATGCTTTGCTCTTTGTTTTCCAAACAACAGAGAACTTTTCCTTAATCTGGCCAAACGCTTCCTCATCTTCAGCGAGAACGCTAATTTCTGAGGCTATAATTTGACGATCTGCATCATCGAGTTCGTATTCTTCATCAATTGCCGCCATGCGGGAATTAAACCGAGCCTTCGCTTCTCGCTCATTTTTTTCGCCCTCCAGGGTTTCAACTTTTTCCTCGGTCACCCGAAGCTGTTCTTGAAGTGCCTGGGTAGAAGACTTAAATTCTTCTTCAGCTTTTGCGAGTCGCTCTTTCTCGTGATCGAGTTCCTTCTTTTCCTGAACGTATTGATCGCTCTTTACTCGGATAGCTTCCGAAATGACACCAGCAATGCTAGCCACCGTTTCTTTAGCGTATTCCTTCTTTTCAAGCTTATCGTCCAGAATTTCTTCTAGTTTTTGAATAAGTTTTTCTTGTTCCATAGTAATTCTATAATTTTCAGTGTTTACAGTTGATTTATTTAAATGTGAAATGTTTTGTTTAGATTTCTCTTGGCGTTTCATGGTTGGAAGGATCTCATGAGAGGGGTCTTCTATTACATGCACCCCTTCTACATCAGCCGCAGGATTTGTGGTAAAGCCGATACCTAAGGGATAAACTTCTCCCTGCACCAAACGATATACTTCAACTCCATCATCTGTTACCCCTTCTCCGCCTTCGGCTCTTAAATATTTTTCAAAATCTTTAATTTTCGACGAGTCTCTAATAATTTCTGCCTCGCTTAAATTTTTGCTCCCAAGGGCGATAGCGAAATCGCTAAACCCAATTTCCCAACTAGCGGAAATCTCTTTATTGAATTTATTTTTTTCTTCTCCTTCCAGGGCTGCAGCAAAGCCAGGGTTTACAGTTTTATAAACCACGGCGGCTAAAGCGATATTGAAAGGCCCGCTAAGGTGCTCTATTTCTTCGTCCGATAAAAGGTTGTTAGTTTTAAACCCGCTAAAGGAACTTCCTACGACATGGCCAACTACCTTCTGTCTTTGATGTTCAATATTTGCTGGCTTATTAACAAAATAATCTTTGATTTGGAGGGCTGTAGCAGTGTTAATTCCATCTCCATTACGATTAAACCTATTAACCACGGCCGCATTGAATGCAACTCCGAGAAGGTCAATATTTTTATTTAGATCGATACCCTTAGGCATTAAGCCCTGAAGGGAGTCAAGCGAGGCTTTGGAGATATTCCAGGGGATCCAGTCTTCGGACTCTAAATGGGAGCATGCTAATATTGTGCTTGAAAATTTTGCTTTATATTTAAAATCCTTCATCCGTAACGATGAGTTACACATAAAATTTTAAAAGTCCTTACTATTACTATGATAAAGTAAAGAGGCCTCATAGAGCTTGATGTTGTGCTCTGCGGCAATTTCATTAATGGGACCCAACACTCCCAGCCCTTCCATTTTAGAGAAGTCTTGTATACAGTCTGCAGCTAGAGACTCCCAGTTTTCTGCTTCGCTAGCTACGACAATGCTTTCACATAGCGAATCAATTAGAACGTTCTTCTGTTTACTGAGTCGCTTAATATCAAAATGAGATTTCATTTTTGCAGCAACTACCGCACGAAACTCCTCGATCCTGTAAACGGCCTTTTGAATATGTTTGGTCGTATACTTTTCTGTTGCCTCTACCTCCTGCGAAATTTCACTGGTACCTCCAGGACGACCAGGAGACTCAGGGGTTTTATTCTGCGTGGGAGGTTCTTCGAAACCATCCATCGCAGGAGGAATCATAGGTACCCCCCCTACCAAAGGATTATAGTAGCCTTTTTCTCGGTCATCTAAGAACTTACGCTGGGCATGGTCGAGTTCTTCCCTCGGAGGAAGTACTCCAGTTTCAATAGCCCGAATGCCTTGGTCGGGAGCGAGAATACCTAATTCCATAAGGCGAGTTACGATTCTCTGAAATTGGGTTTCGTTCTTTAGGTCAATATCTTCAAAACGAGCAATGGGATAAGTCCTAAAACCTAGAGCATTACATACTAATTTTATTTGCGGCTGAAGAAAATCATTAATAAAGGCAGCTCGTGATTCTTTTAATCTATCTAAAAAGATTTTCGCCTTAATCTCTGTATTGGAGTATCTTTCATGTCCAATAATAATATTCTGCAAGCCCTCCTTAATGTCTTCGTTGACCACTTTATATTTTTCAGAGCCCAAAACCTTATTTAAGTCAGGCATAACGAAATCTGCTTTAGTAGTATAATCGGAGACGAGTACGCGGCCTATGCTTTCGTTTTGAAACAATCCTTGCATTGCTGAAAGGTTGCGCGGATTAATCCCCCCTTTATCAGGCTCTGCACCCATAGTGATTAAAAGGATAACGTTTTCTACGGTCTTTACAATGGCCTGATCAATTTTCTTCAATTCAATTTTCCAATTGAGATCGTCTAATACAGGAAAGCCAAAAGGCATTGCGAAGGGTTCGTAGTCTTGCTTCTTGTAAAAAGAATAAATTAACTTTTTAGCATCCAACAAGATAGTAACACCATTTTGGGTCCAGGCGCCATCTTTAATTCTCTTTTTTATCTCCTTAGGCAATGCATCAAATACCTCTTGGTCATATTCGGTTTTTGGATCCCTTAAAGATTCCAATTCATATTCGGACAATAATTTGGAATAATTACCATATCGCCCACCGCTTTGGCTAAATAATAATGCACGCTTAGCTACAATGTCGTAAGGATTAAGAAAAGTATACATTATAGGAATAGTACCAGGCTTAATGAAATTCTTAGAACCATAAACGGTTTGCATTTTTCTAATATTTTCTGGAGAATATTTTCCATCTATGCGGTATATAAAAACATTACCGCTTCTATAATACTCTCTAAAATACTGATCTTTGATCTGCCAGCATTTAATTTTTTCCATCCACCTATAAATAAACTTTCGGACCTTTTCATTGCCCCCCTCAAGATATATTGGGGAATTAGAAAACTCAGACATAATGTCAATAGTATTCCTGAAAATAGGAATGTTAGCGTAGGCTTTCTGGCATAATTGAATAGCTTCTTGAATATCTACATATCCCTGCTCCCTATAGGCATAAGGTAAAATTCCTTCGGCAATATTAGCATATCTGTCTAAAACTCTTGTTCGTGCTGCGCGGTTATCTCGAAACCCAGTAGATTTACCTGCGGCCTTCTCTCGGCTATACGTAGCTTGGGCGACATAGTAGGGTTCTCCCTCGAAAGCGGGTTCCCATGGATCATTCAATTTATAGAGATCTTCGAGAGGGGCGTTTCCAGCATTAGCCTCTCTGTGAAATTTTTGCCAATAGTCCGATTTTTTAGTATATTTTCTTGCCATAACATATTATACACCAAAGTTGCCCAAAGTTAAAAGTTAACTTTGAGACTTTCTATTTTATGGGCACTTACCTTATAAACGTAGGGGTAAAACCTTGATAAATAGGCGCCTCTTGAACTCCCAGCATATCATAATGCAACTTCACCATCCAATTCCCTAGTACTAGGGCTGAATAAGAATCCTTACGAGCCTTATTGGGTCCTGTTTGTCTTCTTAGATTATCAGGGAGGTCAAAGGTCTGAGTTCCTTGTGGAGATGTTTTTATTTGAATAAGTGCGCATTCCGACTTTGTGAGGTTGATCATGTCGTATTGGTGCTCCAGGAAGTCAATCATCTTTGCTCCTTTTTCTAAAATCAATGAATCTCCCTGGGCAGTATCGGGCAAGTATTTTAAATCCTTTATTGGAATTTGTTTCTTGCGCTGACTTTGATATTCTTCATTTATAGCTCTTGCCCCAAACCAGATTTTTTTATGATCAAAGTTTCGTTGCAATAATTCATTGGCTTGCCTAATCCACGCAGAAGTTGGTGTGCGTAAATAGCAAATACGACCTTCTTTGAGTTGTGCCTTCGTGGTACGCAAAGACTCTTGGTATTTAGTTAGGTCATCAAATTTAGCCTCTATAATCCCGATATTTAAATTATTTTTCTTAAATAACTGGCTTTCATTAACAGAGTTAATAAATTGTACTCCTCCATTATAGTCTCCGATAATCGCTACTATATTAAAGTTAGTGAGAAGATAATGAAAATAATTAATATGATTTTTTAGCTTGGAGCCAGCTAAGGCATAACTATGAACTAATACGGAAGTTTGATTGGAGTCATTTAATTTTAAAATCTGCATCGCGAAATCATCGCTTCCTTCTGTCTCTGCCCAGCTAGGGTCAAAGGCGAGAATGTACTTGGCCTTAGGGTCTCCAGCTAGCTCCAATGAAGGAGTATCTCCATCAGGAATTGAGCATTTAGTCATGGTAGAGCTTTTAAAATAACCACTACTATCGTCTGTGAATACAGCGCCAAACTCTCTTTCGAATTGGCTTTGGCTCATAGAGGCTCGTGCCTGATTAATTAGATTTTGGTCATATAAGGCTTTCGGGGCGCAATCATAAGAGAAGTGCATAATTGCGCGGCGAGCGTTCTCTCCATAAGGATTATCCTCTTCTTTATAATCACCCTTTATAAGACCTTCAAATTCCTGATATAATTTATACATATACTCAAATTTGTATGACGCAGAAGACAAGGTAATAAGTTTGTTATTTGGCCATTTATGGCGATCTTCAGCCTTCATCTTGCCCTGCTCTATTAATGTAGTTTCTAGTTTATAGAGATCTTCTCGCTGAGTAGGATTCTGAACAACAGATAAGAAAGGCACAATGACTTCGTTATAAACTCTTTCGGGCATCAAAAGAAATTCATCAATAATGATTCGATGAAAACGAAAACCACGTAATTTCTCACCATCGCCCAAAGGAAGCGCATGGATTTTACTTTCCCCAAACTCTAATGTCCATTGATCATTTTGCTTAGATTTGCGGGTAATACACTGAGCAAGGTACCGAGCCTCAGGCTTTGCAGCGATATCTTCAATTTTACGGAAGATCATTTTAGCCTGACGAAAAGACTTAGATAAAATTCCTATTTCTACTCCCTGATTTAAAATAGCATCTAAAAAAGCAAAGATAGCAGTAGTAAAAGATTTAGACATCCCTCGAGCCCACACGCCCATAAAATAATCAGTCTCAAACATTGCCTTGATGGCCATGTGTTGAAAAGGAAATAACTTAACCCCAGTCATTAGATCCACGGCGAACGTGGTATTCTCCCGTAAAAATTCATATAATAAAAGCTTAGCCTCTTTCTCTTCTAGAAAACCCTCTTTCCCCGCTAACCTCTCATTAATGTCGTTAGGCGTATATTTTTGAACTCCAGGATCCCAAGTCATGACCACCTCCTTAGTTGATTAGAATCTAAAAAGCCTTCGTTATAAGCGTAGGTTAAATCTAGCCACTTATCCTCGGGCTGGATATAAATATCATATTCTTTCATTTCTCTCATTCGTTCTGTGTATCCATCGTTTACCATTACTCGGCCATCATCTAAGATATTAATAAAGCCAGGCAAGCAGGTATAATGCGTGCCGAAGACTTTTCTCTTAAGACATAATTCCATAGTGATCAATATAATATTGAAAATCCACATTCCACAATTTCCTCCCTCCCACCAATAGCTTGGGAATAATATTAGTAGAATTACTTCTATTACTAGTAAACATGAACTGACAAGTATCTGCATACTCATGACTTAATACTCTTAGGTTATGGAAGACATATTCTAGATTAGATTTGTGTGGCCCGAATATATTATTTTTTTTAATTTTAGCTATATCGCTTTCGGTTACTATATATAGATAACTATCGAACTCCCTCGCTCGATCAAGCTCTCGTTTAAATCTTTCTAATCCAGTACTAAGTGTGGACTTGAAGTCTGCCTCACTTTTACGGTCCACGTAGGTATAGGCATAATCATCCCCACCTACCGTATAATCTCCGAAATCTAATTTCATATCACGGGATCGCGGGAACTCTAAAGGCTTCTGTTCCCTAGTATCTATAAATATTTCCGTGTCTTCGAATTTTTTGCTTGATCCAAAAAATTGCTCAGGAGAGCCAAGCCCCCTTTTAAATAAAGGCTCAATTTCAAGTAATTCACAAGCATTAGAATACGAATCGAAATACTCAATATAAACCTCAATAGGAGGTAATTTTAATGTTTCAATTTCGATGTGAGAGGGACCCAATCTCAAATTTTTATTTTGAATACGAAAACGTAACTGATTAAGAATATACTCCTTGACTTCGTCTACGGGGGATTTGTCAATCCACTTTATCATTTGCGCCCGCGTAGAAAAATCTTTAGTAAAATAATCAAATTTATTCTTAAAAGGAAGCGGATCGCCACTCAGTTTATTAACTCGAGGATATTGTTGACAATAGTATTCTGCCAACGTAAGCTTATGCTTCTTGAAATGAGAATGTAAAGACCGTTCAGATTTGAAAGACTCACTACATATCTTGCAATATAAATTAGGCTTTAATGGATCAATCATATTACCTCCCCTCTCCCCAAGCCCAGAACACGAGCCTTCCATTCGGGCATTGATTCTATAAGGGTAGCTTCATCATCAATAGCTTCTCGTTGCATTTCTACCATCTTAAGCATAATAGCACGCTCTTTCTCGTCCTGGAATAATTCTACTAAAGATAAGATAGAAGCGTTCTCCTCTTGTCTTCCTTGTATCCTTCTTGCTCTATCACCGTTTAAACGGTTGATGAGCGACTCCATTCTCTTTTCGCATTGATTGTATTCGTCACTTTTAGTTTTTAATAATTCGGCAAGCCTTACTGTCATATCCCTTTGATCATCTGCTTCATGGAACATTCTATTAAGTTTTTCCATTGCTTTATTAATGTTCTTAAGGTTGATGTAATCTATGCATACATTGATATATAAATTTATTTCATCTGCTGTGAGATCAGGCTTATCCCAAGTTGTGCGAATAAACTCTGCTTCAAATAAATCCCTGTCTCCTTTATCAGTATAACTATTAATAACTTGAAAGAAACGAGGAGTCGAAACAAACTTCATTATTTGCTCTACGTATTTTTTTTGTTTTAAGGATATTGCTTCTGGCTTTATGTTTGCTGAACAATACCGATTTAATAGCTTTATTGCCGCCGAAGAAGTTTGTGGAGGTTCGTACCCTTCTCCTAGCGCAGAATCCTCCGCCCGTAGAAGATTAGGCTTTGTGGACTTAATGTGTTCGGCCACTACTAGCGTCTCCTTGCTTAAGGGAGTGATTTCCCTATCATGCCAAATAATACAGGCGGTTTGAAATGCATTCATACCGTCTCTGGCAGATTGTTCTATGAATTCCTTTTCCTCATCACTTAAGTAGATGTTTTTGGCTTTTTTGTTTTTAGTGGTCTTATATTTAAACCCACACTCCACCAAGAACTCTCTCACAAGTTTCCCTTGTTTAGTGCGCCCGTCTAGGGAGTCATCATTAAACACTCTTCTCGTGAGTTGTATCAAGTCAGGCAACTCCTTGTGATTCGCATCAATGTATGCCTTTTGTTGGTCAGTAAGTTGAAGTTCCTCCATGGATCACAATGTCATATTTTTCAATTATATTCTCCACTTTTTCTTTGAAGAATTTTTTTAAATTTCTAATTTGCTTATACCCTGCCGTTCTCCCTTTTTCAGAAGTTTTATAACCCATGGCCAGAGCCACCTCTGATTCTTCTAAATAGTCGATATAAAGCATTTTATATATCTTGTATTTTTTCTCAGCTATTTCCTCCTTCATATAACCATGGATTTTATTGATAGACTCTTCCATGTTCCATAACGAATCTTGGGGCATTGAATTAACTTCGTGGGCATGATTCTCTAAAGCTAGGGCCATCTTGGTGTTATAAGCATCTTTTTTAGTTACTTCCCATTTTGCGTAGAGAGGGCATTCATTACATTGAAGGCCGTTTGATGTAAATGCACACAAACCCTCGCTAGTAGTTGAAGGAGGCCCGCTTTGATTAAAGGGGCAATTCAAACAAGGCCGTACATAATTACCATAGTTATTGCGTAAAATATTTTTAAGCTGATTGGATATGATTCTATTTAACCACGGTTCTAAAGCCCGCTCTTGATCCCATTGGGACCATTTAGCAAAAATATGTGACCTAATAATTTGACACACATCATCGAAGTCAATCCAAGCGACAGAATACAAGAACCATTTATTTCGGCGCTTTGCAAGCTCTATGTCTATGGTATCGGATTTATCTTCGTAAGTAAAATTAGGCTTATTCTTCAATTTCCTGGGATAGTTGACCTCTTGCACTTCTGCACGAATTTAAGCCGTCCTTAAGGATGTCTGCTTTAGAAAAGGATTGACCTTCAGGAGCTTTCTCTCGTCCTGGAACAGATGATGCTCCCTGTTTAGGAGGACCACCCTCTCCATAGGTTCGTACTCCTTCTCGCATGACGTCTCCCAAGGTAAGTTTTTTGTTTCCTGAATCCATTTCTACTTCATAGGCTAGACTCGTTAACTGGGGAATTTCATCCGAAACCTCTTCTTCGGCTTTTTTTTCAACACCATGGTGAGCCTGCATTTGTTCCCTCAAAGGCTTTCCGCACCCCGCGCAAAAATTAGGGGCCGTTGCTGAGTAAATATTCTTATGTCCGCAATGACTACAGTATTCTACATTCATAGTATATTATAATTTTTTTTCTAAGCTTTTAAATAACCCGATATAATACATGACTGATTTTTTATAAAATCTTTCTGGTGAGCTTTAAGCTTCTGTGGGGACTTAACGTAGTCTACCCCTAGTATTCCAATTATTTTTCCCGTCAAAAGTTGAATGGGTACGCAAAATGTACTTTTCGTTCCTTGATCTTCAAAAAAAGTACGAGAAACCACATCTTCAATATCTCCTAGGTCGTCAAATCCATATTCGTCTGCATCTACCAATGGCTTAATTAATCTATTGAAAGAAGAGACTCGTAAATTTTGTTGGTTTTTAAGTTCAGAACTAACACCGTCTGCTACTACCTCATAAGTATTACTGAATTTTTGTTGTGAACTTCCAGAATAGTAGATATCTCCATTATGAAATTCATATACAACCACCCTATCAGCCAATAGCTTGTCTCGAGCGTATTCTAGGGCACGATAAACATTTTCGTTTTGAACGGTATGCTTCTCAAGCTTTCCTTTTTGCCAATGTCCCGAAAGATAAGTTTTTAAAACGACCGCGCAAATTGTTGCGGAGGCTCCTATGATGGCGGCAATGATATAACTATCCATATATACCCTAATACACTAAGACCCCACAGCTTTTTCGATTTTTTCAATAATGTAGCCTAATATTTTACTCCGTTTAATATCTTTTTTGGTAAACTCAAAAGTATGAATCCCTTTCGTTTTGCTAATTTCATCATCAAACAAATCGAACATCTTACGGAATCCCGTCTTGCCATTAATGTCTGATTGTAAAAAGTCTCCACAAACAAATAACTTGGTATTTTCTCCTATTCGAGTAATGAGAGTCGTTAATTCCTTAAATGTAAAATTTTGAGCCTCGTCCGCAATAACGATTTTATTTTCCCAGCTCGCCCCCCTTAAATAATTAATAGGCATTGCTTCAATCCTACGCTTTTGAATAAGCTCTGGTATGATTGAGGGCTTTACCATCTCCCTTAGCTTATCATCTAAAGGAGCCATATACGGGTTAAATTTCTCGTCTACATCCCCAGGAAGGGAACCTAGGTTTCGTTCTCCACTTTCAACTACGGTTCTAACATAAAATAGATCAAGATCAATATTAGTGCTTAAGAAACGAAGCGCCGAATAAACGGCTACGTAGGTTTTGGTGGTACCTGCAGGGCCTGCACAAAAAACAACATTAGTTTTTGGGTCAAGAGATAAGTCTAAAAAAGATTTTTGCTTATCTGTCAGTCTTTTGGATTGGACATGAAAATGAGAAGTTAGTCCGTTAAAACCTTGAATATGTTTCGCGAGATCCCCATCAGCTGCCAGTGCCTTTTTTCTAGCCATCTATATATAATACACTTAGTATGTGTATATTAAAATATGTGGGTGAGATTTTTATTATTTTTATTATTATTTGGAGTGGTAGAATATCGCCTTATCAAAGATAATTATGATCCCCACTTGCTGAAGGCCGCACAGGAATTAAAAAAAGCTAATGTAATAATGCTTTTACAAGACGAGTCTATTAGAGAACTAATTGATATTAGCCAACGCCAACAAGATATATTATACAATTACGAAATTATAATAAAAAAATACCAACAAGAGTTGTACTATAGAGACACACTAAATAAAAGAGCATTATATGACCCAAACTGAATTTATGAAAAAACTAGCTAATAGTTATTCTTTATATGAAGCTGCCAAGTGGCTTAGTAAAATACGGATTGAATTCCAAAATAAGAACGCGGCAGACCTTCTTAAGCTAGATCGCGTAAATGAAGTACATAAAGTCCTACTTGCAGACCTTAATAAAAATGAAAAGCCAAAATGAAGCTATAGACATTTGTCTTGAGTTCGCTGATGAAATTTTTCATAATCCCGAAATCACTAACATTATTGTTCGTATAAGGAAGGACTTGGTATCAGAACTTCATTACGAATTAAATATCTTGAATTTTGGCCTCAAACGCGAGACCCGAGAGAGCTCCGAATATTCTCTCGTTAACTTTGAAAAAATTTATCCTATTGATTTTTGATTTTTTGCGTTCTGTTTGTAATATAGGGCATATGCAAGAAGAAAATACGAATTCCCCTGTGGCTACGGAACCTTCCGCAAGCGAGACTCCAACCGCAGACGGACCTTTCAACGACGAGGTCTTAGAGCAATTGAAAATGTTTGTAGCCCAGCGCATGTTTGAAGGCGTTGCCTTTACGCAGGTGCTATCGACAATTGACCTCCAATGTCGCAAGCAGGCGGTTCAGAGAATTGAGGAAGCCTCTCAGGAAGACCTGCAAGCTATTTTTGCTGATATGCAAGAATCCCTTGCAACAGCTTACGAAAGTCAAGAAGCTGAAGTAGCAGCCGCTCAAGCGCAGGCTGTAGCCGCGAGTGAAGATATTACAGCCTCTGAAACTCAAGAATGCTGCGAAAAGCCCGACGACTGCGAAACTCCCAAGGAGTGTCCTGGCGAATAGCTCTCTATAATTCTCTATAGTCCACTGTAGTGCTGAGCTACTTTCGGTTCTCTATCGTCCACTATAGCATTGGGCTACTTTCGGTTTTTTTTAAAATCGATTTTGATTATGAAAATACCCACCCCCCCGCAAGATTTCTAAATTGCGTTGAGGTTTTCTTTTGAAAAATGGGGGGGAGTGCTTGAACTGCCCCAGTTACTATCGACTATCGACTATCAATAGAGATTGCGATAAAAATGGCTATGGCTGTAATTAAGATAGGTTCAATCATTTTTAATATAAGTTAATATGTTTACTTAAACATTGCGAGCATTGCAGGACTGACTGCGTCCATGTCAATCTGTTCCTCGTCGTCTTCGTCGATGGGGTCAACGTCAACGTCGGTCTTGAGCAAGACGACTTCGTCAAGGATGTCCTCTTTCGAGGCTTGGGTTTGTGTACCGTCAATGCCTTCTTGGACATCTTGCTCAGCTTTAAGCTCAGCAAAGAGGGATTGAAGGGCGAGAGGGAGTTTTGATATACTTTTCATAATGTGGTTTTTAATTTGATTCTTTTAATAGTTTGACAGAAATTTTGACAAAGTCAAGCGAATAGGAAAGTTTTTTTCAACTTCCCTTGAGAGCCTCCAACTCTCCACGGATGTGGTTGACGTGCATTGCACGCATTGCACGCAATGAGTTCTTGCGTGACTTGTTAAGTCGTGCAGTCCACTCGTTAAGTTGGGTTTGAAGGCGAATGATTTTTTGTTCTTTTTTCATAATGTGGTTTTTAAAAGGTCTTTCTTAATTTTCTATGTAATACATTATAAAGCATTTTGCGAAAAATACAACGACAAACTTCGGCCCCGAGGCCAGTCATAGAGCCAAACAGCAAAATAAATGCACAAAAAATTGCCTAAAGCTCTCTAAATTGCGGAAAATTCGGCGGAAAATCATTTAATCGGATTAAATCGAATTTAATTCGGAATAAATACTACTTGTATGCACTTGTATGTATAAAGTCATCGGCCGCCAGCCCAGTGATAGAGCCAAATGGCACGGCGCGGGCTGCACGTCCCGTGCCAAAACCATCGGCCCGCAGCCCAGTCATAGAGCGGGCTAGCGCTCGATGCCCGACCAACACAAGAAGCAAAGGCCAACCGACCCAACGGCAAACCCTGCACATATAATAATTGTAATCATTTTTAATATAAATTATTCATCGTGCAAAATCCAAATTGCTTGATCGCTCGGCAAGTCAAGTTGATCGGTGACTTCTTCAAGCCTGTCCTCATTGGCTAAAACGCAGTCAATGCTCATGGGTAAATCTCGACCAGTATCTTTATAAAATGGATTATCCTTGCGTAAAATAATGTTGTGCTGGTTTAATGAGGTGAGGACAAAAGGGACTTCTGACAAATCTTTCATTTTGCTTTTTTGAATACTAAAACGTAATTGTTGTTTTTCTTGTCTTTAATGACTTGATACTTTTTTCCGATTGTAATCATTTTCTTTCTTAATTGTTTAAAATGTTTCTTGTGATGCGGTCAAAGGATTTGTTAATCTCTTCGTGCTGGTGTTTCTGTAAAGCCTTTTCTTGTTCATCAGTCCAAGGGGTTTCCTCGATTTCTTGAACATCAATAACCTTGGCAACCTGCCCAAAGTCTGTCCACTTGTCCCCAACCTTTAGAGCTTCATTGGTTTTGATTGACTTGCGGTGTCCAACTTCCAGCCAGGTTGATGGTGTTGCTTGGATGATTTCTAATGTTACTTGATACATGGTTTTTGATTCTTTATATAGTTTGACAGAATAATGTTTAAAGTCAAGCGTTTTCTCGCTGTAGCCTGTTAAGCTTGGCAACGAGATGCTCGCGATGCATTGCACGCATTGCACGCAATGAGTTTTTGCGTGAGCGGTTCAGCCTGTCAGTCCATTCTTGGATCTGCTTTTCAAGGCGAGCAATTTCTTGCGTTTCTGTTGCGTGAATAAGTTGGTTTTTTGTCATAATGGTTTTTTTGTTTGTGGTTTAAAATAAAGGTTTACAGATCAAGGATCTGCTTGACTACAACGCCATTGCTGGCATTGAGGAGGTGGGTAACTTCCCCACCGATTGAGGAACAATGTTCATGCTCCGCATCCCAGCGGGCGAGATTGACCTCGGCAGATTGCTTGGCAAGCTTGACGGCTTGCTTAGGTGACTTGGAGAACCCAAACCCGCAAGCGGAATCTCCAGCGTGAGGTGTGATGAAAAAGTGAGTGGCTTTGAATAACTGCATGGTTTTTATCTTTCTTGGTTAGGTCTTTCTTAATTGTCTATGTACCATTATAAAGCATTTTTCGAAAAATACAACGACAATCTTCAGCTCTGAGGCTAGTCATAGAGCCAAACAGCAAAATAATCTCATAAAAAATCGCTTAAAGCTCTTTAAATTGTGAGAAATTCAGCGGAAAATCATTTAATCGCATTTAATTCGATTTAATTCAGATTAAATACTACTTGTATGCATTTATATGCATAAAGGCATCGGCCGCCAGCCCAGTCATAGAGCCAAATGGCACGGCGCGGGCTGCACGTCCCGTGCCAAAAAACCCTGCCGAGGAGAACCACCAACCTCGACAGGGCCACCATAAATAAAAGTTAATACTTTTTAAGCAAGAAACTTCATCCAGTCCATCAGAACAACGTGCGACACATACAGAAGGGTAGTCAAGGCGAATATAATTAATGGAGTTTTCATGTTTTTGTTTTTTTTGATGATACTTAAAAGTTAATCTTTTGTAATAGCTTCGACAAATCTGACTTGGTCAAAGTTGGGATTGAGATCCTGAAATTTTACTGACAGATCAAAGGCGATAGCTTCGACAACATTCATTACTGAATTGTGGTGACTTGTAGACCCAGGAGACGCAATAGTGTAAGCCTTGTTAAGGGTTTGGGCGATAAGTTCAAAATGTTTCTTTGTCATAATAGTTTTTTCCTTCTTTTAGAATAAGTTAAATTGTAGGTTTGGGTTTTTTGTAATCACTTCGACAACACGGAAAACATTTCCGCCTTGTTTAAATAAAATGCTGTTCATCTCGCAAACGGAAAGCTTTCCGTCCGTGGTCATTGTAACGCCTGACTTGACAACAGAATTGTCATCAGGGTTGATAATATCAATTAATAGTTTATGCATGGTTTTTTTGGTTTGTGGTTTTTAATCTTAATATAATAATAGTATGACAGAATTTTTTATAAAGTCAAGCGTTTAATCTACGAGGCAGTCAGCCTTGACCCATCGAGAGTTCATCACGCAAGATCCTTCATCCTTTAAAATTTTGTTGAGATGTGAGCGACTACTGGCAACCCGAACCCGTGGCAGGCTTGACTTGTAGCAACCTTCTTGGTCAAGTGTTGTCCAGATTGCGACATTGTAATGTGTCGACCATTTGCGGATTTCAATTTTCTTTTGCATAATATGTGGTTTTTTAATTGAGTTAATTTAATTAGTTTATTCTTATAGTATGACAGAAAATGGGAAAAACTCAAGTAGAAAGATCGGCCGTGAGGCCAGTGATAGAGCCAAACAGCAAAATAATTGCATAAAAATCGCATAAAGGCCGCTCGAATCGTTAAAGTTTTTCGATTAAATCATTTAATGGGATTTAATTCGGATTAAATACTAAATAAATGTAACTTGTATGCACTATAAGCATAAAGCTATCGGCCGCCAGCCCAGTGATAGAGCCAAATGGCACGGCGCCGCCTGCACGTCCCGTGCCAAAAAAGAATTGCCCGCCGAGGAGAACCACCAACCTCGACGGGCTACCATGTCATTGTAATCAAAGTTAATCTTTTGTAACAGCTTCGACAAATCGTGCTTGGTCAAAGTTTGGATTGAGATCCTGAAATTTTACTGAGAGGTCAAAGGCGATAGCTTCAACCGCATTTTTGTTGTGGTCGTGCTTGTGTGCCTTGTTAAGTGTTTGGGCGATAAGTTCAAAATGTTTCTTTGTCATGGTCTTTTAATGTTTTTCGGTTAATGCAATAATGGTCAATCCAATAAAGGTCAATGCCGTCATGGCAATGGTGATCTCGACTAAATTGTAGGATAACCAATAAAGAGGGTTTGAAGTGATGTCTGACATGGCATTACCTTTTTAAGCACTTAGAGGCAAAACCCTTGGCAAGATCTTCGCTACCAAATTCTTTGAGGAATTGTTCAACCTCAAACACAACGGAGGAAATCGCATCGTGAGCAACCTTCTTGTGGCTTTCATTGTGGAAGGGTAACGGAAGGTTTGGGCATTTAACCTCAAGGTTAATTGCATTAATAAGGGTTTGAATCTTGGACTTTTTTGTGATGAATTTTTTCATATGGTTTTTGTTTTGTGGTTTTAATCTTAATCTTTTAATAGTCTGACAGAATTCCCTGTAATGTCAAGGCTTTTAGGAAAAAAATGGATGTTTTTTCACTTGCCAAGGCATGAAGGCAACACGCTTTTGACTGCGGTACTTACGGCAAAGGATTTGGTTGCCCAACCGATCGGTGCGGTAGTTTGGGTCAATTACTTGAAAGACAGCTCCTGTCTTGTTTGTTACTATATCATTTAATTTAATCATGACTCTAGTATGACAGAATTTTTTATAAAGTCAAGTGTTTTGTCAAAGTTTTTTTGCGGTGAACAAATGTATGCAAAATACCTACAAATCAAGTTGGCACGGCGCGAGCTGCACGCCCCGTGCCAATCTCGCTAGTGCGCGAGCAGATCCTCAAGGCATAGATCCCAATGGAGATCGGCCTTGCGCTGCAAATCTTGTTCCTCCATGTCCGTCAGGATTCTGTCCTGTTCCTCAGGTGTGGGTTGCTGGGAATCGAGCCAAGCGCCGAAGCCGTGAACAGTTAAAGCGCGTTCGGTTGAATCTTGGCGGGCGAGGTCTTGGATTGTCATAATGGTTTTTTGTGTGTGGTTAATCTTAAGTTTAAAGAATTATCTCATAATAAAAGGCTTTTGTCAATGACCTTTTTGAATCTTTTTTTGTGCTAAAAATGTATGCAGTTTTATCTTGTTTGAATTGTCGAGATCCGAAAATCGAACCATTGTGGTTGCGATGGCAAAATCGCTTGGGGCATTTGCTTTGCCGATTAACTTTGTAAGGTTGCCGATAATAATTTGTTTGTTCATGGTTTTTAATTTTCTATGGTTTTAGTATGACAGATTTTTCTGTAAAGTCAAGGGTTTTTTAATTGACCCTGTTCGCAGGGCTGGCTTGCGAAGGATGCTCGCAAGCGTGAACGCTGACAACCCTAACGCATCTACGGGAATGCTCGCCTTCTGCGCCTTCGCCAAAGAAAGAATTGACCGCTTCCTGAGCGTTTGCGCCCCAAGCTGAAGCCCTAAAGGAATGATTGGGGTTGCTGTTGGATTGAAGCAACAGGGCAAACCGAGGTTGCGCCAGTAAGGCTTGATGCTGACGGTGCAACGAATTGACTGCACGTAATTCACTTGCGGACAAGTTCTGGTTTGGTCTTCTGACTGGTTGGCTTCCCATGGTTTTTGATTTTGTGGTTTTAATTAAACTATTCTTATAGTCTGACAGAAAATTGTATAAAGTCAAGTGTTTTGTGAAAGTTTTTTCGTTAGCGCTAAATGTATGCACTTTTAATACACATGCACTTGGCACGGCGCGGGCTGCACGTCCCGTGCCAATCCTGAACGTAGGCCTGTAAGTGACTTCCGCGTCGCCCTACCCTATCGGGTAAGATAAGCGTATATAAAAATCGCTACAATAAGAATAAATACTGATTCAGCCATTAGTAAGGTCTTTGTGGGTTTTTTCGTTATCGTCTAGGTCTAACACTTTCATCCTTCGCTTTTGGGCAAGCTTTTTAGCAAAACGAACCGCCTCGATGCGCGAACTGAATTGATCCACGAGCTTGTTGTAAATACTAACATTTATCCAGTTGTCGAAGTTTACGTGTCTTTCGATTTTAATCATTATGCTATAACTTTAAAGGTTTTATTGGTGAACAGCCAAAAAGTGCCTTTGGGCATTCCCTTAACATTTGCAGGACGAAAAAAGGTCGCCTTGGTCGTGAGATCCTCTTTGACCTCGGCAACTTCAAATTCATCTCCCACGTTAAGAAGGTGTTCATTTATACGAAGTGGTTTTATAACTTTTAATCTTATCATGCTTCTAGTTTGACAGGTTTTTAGTTTTTGTCAACTCTTTTTTCTATACCAATGGGTTTGAGGGTAACGGATTTCCTTGTGCGATTAAGCTTTCAAGCTCTTTAATCTTTTTCAATTCTTCTTGCGCCCCAAGGATGAGAGAAACCGCTAAGGTATCTCCATGCTTTGCTTTTTCAAAATTGTCGGCGAGGATCATTGCTAGTGTTTCTTTTGTCATGTTTTATAATTTTCTATGTGTTTTACGATTTTCTATATCTTTAAGTATGTAGGCTTTAAGGCGTTTCTTCCAGTTGTTAAAATTTTGATCTTTCATGCGTTAACGTAGTTTTCGAGTAATCTTTTTGTTTCGGTGGATGCAGATCCAGCGTAGTGTTTCCACTCGCCATCTACTTTTTTAAAGAGGTGACTCCATTTTGCATAATAGTCAAACATTCTCAAGAGTCCGTTAGGTAATAATTCTGGTTGTCCGTAATAGTTCATGATTTTTTCTTTTGGATTCTTTCCATCACTATAGTTGCCCGCTCCTTTGCGTCTTCTACGCTCAAGTGACTGCAAACTCTTTTGAAGGTTTCCCAGTCCAGCCGAGGCTCAGGCAAGGACAACCAAACTACTTTTCTTTTCCAACTTTTCATAACCTTAGTATGACAACATTTTACGTAAAGTCAAGGGTTAATCGCAAAAAAAGTAAAATAATTTAACCTAGTGTTTGTATGCACTTGTATGCACTTGTCGGCCGTCAGCCCAGTGATAGAGCCAATTGGCACGGGGCGTGCTGCACGTCCCGTGCCAAAAAAGCCCTGCCGAGGAGAACCACCAACCTCGACAGGGCGCACCATGCCTATACAAAAGTTAATACTTTTTAATACTTATGCAGTATCAAGCTCTTCTTGAAAATCAATTTTCTCTCCAATCTTTTGTTTGATCCACTCTTGGACATCATCCGCTTGGAGCTTTGCCATTAGATAGCTGATCTGTTCTGGACTTTGCCAGCCAATAACATCATCAGCGCAAGAAAGCGGAATCCACTCCTTGCCTTGAAACGCTCCTACTTCGTAAAGGTCAGACTCAACGCTTCCATAAAGACCTCGGCCAGCTACGACAGAAATTGAGATGCTGTTGCCAAGCTTGCAACTAGCTTGAACGCTTTCCGAGTTGTTTGCGTGAGGTTTAAATTCTAAGTCTTTGAATAATTTCATGGTAATAATAATGTAGTAGTTTTAGGTTTTTGTCAAGTAGAATTTTAATTCTTCCGAGTAAGGTTTCCAAGCTTGGTCTTTCATAGGTTTAAGAATTTTCGTCTTCCATGTCAGAAAAAACCTCGTTAAGCTCATCATGGTCGAGAGCCGAGTCTGTCCAGCTTACTCCGTCAGGAGTCTCGAAAGCTAGACTGGTAGTTTCGTTGACTTCCTTCATGCCAGCGACAAAATCGAGATAGTTTGAAAAATACTTTGCGAAATTATAAATTCCTTCATCTCCGCCAATCCAAAGGGCGACGTTCCAGGTTGCGTGATTGCTCCAGCCGTTGTATTCGTTTTCTTGTGTCATAATTTTTTTTGGTTCGTTTAATTTTGTACCTTTTAGTATGACAGAATTTTACATGAAGTCAAGTAATAATTGAAAAAAGATAAAGTTTTTTTGCCTGCCTTAAGATATATGCAAAATGCATACAAATGTAATTGGCACGGGGCGTGCAGCCCGCCGCGTGCCAATCTCACATGGCATGGTAGCAGAGCGGGGTGATGGGCTTTTTATGCAAAATGATTACATATCGTGGAACGAGTGATAACCATAATCGAGATCCACGGCCTCGTCCTGCCTCCACTGGTTTTGACCAGTAGCATCAGGAGACTGAGCATCCGCCAGAAACTCCTGAGCGTCTTGGCGTGCGTCGCGCTCACCAGCCTGATACTGGTCGGCCCAGATCCGCCAGTTGTCGCCCGTGTCGGCATAAACGGAGGGATTCATGCAATTGGACTCCCGACCCTCAAAGCCTGCATCGAATGCATCCTTGGCGAGTTGGTTGGTGTCGGTGATGTAAGTTTTGGTTGGATCGGACATGGTTTTTATTCTATAGGTTAATCTTAATTATAATAATAGTATGACAGAAAATTTAGTGAAGTCAAGGCTTTTAGGAAAAAAATGGATGCTTTTTTAATCCCTTGCAACGGATGCCATGCCTGACTTGTGACTGATACAAACGGCAATTTGCAACTTCGCCCCAACTAGGATGATTGACAATTTCTTCAATCTCGTAAATTTCTCCTGTACTGGCGGTAACAATGTCGCCCTTTTTTAATGTGGTTTTTACTTTAATCATAACCCTAGTATGACAGAAAAATCTATAAAGTCAAGAATCAATTACACAAAAAATAAAGTTTTTTTGCGGTGGACAAATGTATGCATTTTGCATACAAATTAAGTTGGCACGGCGCGGGCTGCACGTTCCGTGCCAATCCTGAGATTGCCAAATCCCCGCAGGCTTCCTCCTAAGGGTAATATTTGGAGCTTCTCTATTTAGCTCCTATTTGGAGCTTCTCTATTTAGCCCCTATTTGGGCAAAGGACATATAATTTTTCTTGCGCCTCTTTTCTTTCTTCGGCCTCTCCATGCACCATAAGATCAAGAAGGTAATCAATCAATTGTACCCTTGACATATTCATGTCCTTAATGGCAGGATCTGTTTCTATTGTATCTATTGTATGCATAATCACTTTATCTTACCTAACCATACACTTGATCCAAGTAAAATAATGACTGATGCGATTGATGCTAGTATTGCGATAATAAGACTCATTTTTTTCTTTCTTTAGTGTTGTTGTTAATTTATCCTTAGTCAACGGGGTATTTTCTCATTTCTTCTACAAGTTCATAATCTTTCTCTGACCAAAACAAGTCCTCTTCAAAACAATAATAAGAATAATTCTTTTTAACCTTGTGCCAAACATAAAGGAATGTCTTGCCGTTCGCCCCAATGAAAGGGGTTTCTGTTTCTGCACAACCCACCTGATAATCTGGATGTGCAAATGAGAGTTCTCGTGGGTAAGTGAATTTCATAATGTATCAGTTAATATTCCAATTACAACAATAAGAAGAAGACCAAGGACTACGATTGGAATCATCATTCGTACAGCTTTCTCATGCTTGGGGAGATCGCGTCCATGTCGATTTGATTTTCATCATCTTCGTCAATGGGGTCAGTATCCACTTCTGTATCTAATTGTTTAAGCTCATCCTTAACATCTTCTTTGGTTATAGGCAGTAGGCCATTTTCTGTAATAATCCTCTCCGCTTCAAGATCTGCCTTTAGTTCATCAAAAAAGGATTGTTTAAGTCCAAGACCTGCTAATGCTTTTTCTAATTTAATCATGGTTTTAATTATGGGGATTTATGCTCTGGTGTCAAGGTCTTTATGCGTAATTGTTATCTTTTTACGGCCTTTCCAGTCGTAGGATACTTCATTGCAGTCTACTTCTTCATTGAATGCTCGATACATCCGTTGGGTCTCTGTTTGGAAGCGCATGATCTTTGCATAAGCCTGTTCATCAGAAAAGCCAAGCTTTTTAAGTTCCTGCACTAATGCTTCCCTAGCATGGTTGAAGGCATCCAACAAATCAAGGATTGGTTGGGGTTCTGAAGGCGGGGGCGGTGGTGGCAAGTCTCTCATTTTACTTTTTTGAATTACGATTGTTTTCTTGAGCGGTACGAACCTTTGGGCGTACCATGACGTTTGGGTCAGTTAATGATGCCACCAATGGTTGATTACCTGTATGAGAAGACTTCTTGCCATACTTGGTGGATTTGCTACTTTCTCTAATTTTCTTACTCATTTTTTAACTTTCTATGCCTTTAGTATGACAGAAAATTAAACAAAGTCAACCCCAATCGCAAAAAAAGAAAAAAAGTTTTAAGGCCAGATTGGCACGGGCCCAGCTGCACGCCCCGTGCCAAAAGCTAAAGTTCGCAAGAATTAAACCATTGTTGGGTTTCGGCGTGCCAAGCTAACGGATAAACATCTCGGTTTGTCCAGATCCATCCGTTTTCTATTGGCCAATAAAGCCAGACCCCTCCCGCTCCATCGGACTCTGGGTACATCCATCCCTTGTTACAATGGTAAATCCACCAATCTCCTGTTTGGTAATAACCACCAAGCCAAGGCGATATGTGCCACGCATCTGTTGCAGAAAATACGTCCTGCTCTAAGTTTATGGCATCGGTGTTCCATTCTTCTTGGACATGGCGATCACGTTGGCCCGCGAGAGGCGTAGCAATCAATAGGGCTAATAATATAAACTTTTTCATGAGTTTTTGCTATCTACAAATTTTGCAAGGCGAATGAGTTCATCTCTAATGCCTCTGACGGAGTCGGCGTTGGCTTTTGGGTTTCTGAGTACCTCAACCATGACTGGTATGAGAGCCTCCCATGTTGGTGTGATATCTATGGTTTTTATTCCTTCTTTAATCTTCATACATTTAAGTATGACAGATATACAGGTGATGTCAACCCCTATCGCAAAAAAGATAAAGTTTTTTTAAGTGTCGGTCGTAAGGCTGGTTATAGAGCCAAATGGCACGGCGCGGCCTGCCCGTCCCGTGCCAAAACCATCGGCTCTCAGCCCAGTCATAGAGCGGGCTGCAGCCGATCGATTTAGGTAAGTAAATACTTACTACTCATAATCCCTAAATGCTATGGCAAAGGGAAAGCGAGGAATCCCATCGGGAGTCAACTCAAAAAACTTTATGGTTGCGAGTTGCCCAATATAATATTCTCGATTATCGAGAACCTCCTTGAGGTATTCAAAGTTGCCCTTGACGTTAGAATTAAAAGTTCTATCAGTTGTGGGGCAATAGCATACTAAATGCTTTACAGTTCCAGTACGATTGCCATCGCCTTCTTCAATATCAAGCACCTTATATTCCGCATCCGTAAACTCTTTACGCTTCAATAGGGTAGCACTCCGCTTGTTTTCATATGGTGCGTCCTTGCGAACCATTTGACCCTCAAACCCCTTCTTGAGCCACTCCGCATAAAATTCGTCCAGAGTCTCCTTGTCGGAAATGTTTTCGGTAGGCACAAGCACAACGCTGGAGTCAGGTCTTTGGGGGGCAAAGCGCAGACAAAATTCATCGAACCTTTCGCTAAATGTGTTTGACTCGTCCAATTCACCTATGCGTGGACAATCATAAATCCAATACTGAATCATTGCCTTTGCCTCTACCATGCGCCCCTTAAAGGCTTGAACCTTTTTAGCAAAAGCATTATCGGTTTGTTTTTCGGAACGAACAGGTACTTGCTTCCTGACGAGAGAAACAATCTTGTTGAAGTCGCTCTTTAAGGCATGGTTGTATAATTCACCATCAAGAATAGCGTTTGGATAAAGATCAAAGAAATACTTCAGTTCTTCAAGGACGTGTGGAATCGTCTCAATCTCACGACCAGTCCTTGTGTGAGAAACAATCTTGCCATTCTTCTTCTGGACGATGCATCTAATCCCATCCAATTTTGGTTGTGAGCAAACTGGATATTCCAATGTTGCTTCTCTATCCTCAAACTTTTGGGCGAGCATTGGTTCGTAAAACTTTTTTGACTCTGCTTTTTTAGGAGTCTCTGCATAACCTGCTTTCAATTTCTTTTCCCAACGAGACTGAGCCTCAAGTTCTGCTTGCCCTTCGTTGGTTGTCGCATTCGCACGACCAATGTTTTTGCCAACGGCAACTCTTGGTTGGTCTGTGGTTTTCTTTCCGTCCACAAGCCCTTTTACGGCATGGTATGAATCATTATCAATTACCATTGTCCATTCTCGTAGTTTTCCGACGGAGTCTACTTTGTATAGTGTTCTAAGTTTTATCATATATATAGTTTGACAGATCCTGACTTAAAGTCAAGCTTTTTTTTGTTTTTTGTGAAATTAAAATGCTAGGCCAGCTTAGGGTTCTCCGAGTACTCAGCGAACACATGAACCGCCTTGGGAGATGCACCTCCCACGTTCCATACTCCCGCCTGACCTAGCAAAGTGAAATTGTGTGTTGTACCTTTTTCTCTCTCCCCTTCGGGTTGTAGGCGCGTGCTGTCGCCTCGTTGTTCAATCTTTCGATCTACAGAAAAAGCAGGCCCTGAGGGGATTCGAACCCCCTGTTCTCTCTCACAAATGATCAGTCCGCTTCCCTTTTACCTAGGATCGGGACGAGAGCGTTTTAAACCTGATATAAACTACAGGGCCACAATAAAAGTCTTTCAATTAACTATAACCAATAATAGACTATAGGGGTTTAAAGTCAAGGCTTTTCTTGAGAAAAATAATCTTTTTTGCGCTTGACTTTTGGCACGGGACGGGCAGCACGCGCCGTGCCAACTCTCAGCCATACCGTACCCTGAGGGGCATGGGGAGGTGGCATGCGGCGCCATATTTAGCCTATTTGGCTAATTATTAAGTACTTGAAAATATCCTTGTGATAAAAGCAGCCCCGTTTCGAACGGCAACAGCTCAAACAAAAACTGTAAGGCGTCTAGCTCGGCATAGCCTTTATCCAATAATTCTTCATAGTTTCTAATAACTTCAATATAGTATCTGTAATTCACTGGCGTCTCATTAGCTCACACATTATAAATATACTCATAATAATTATCATTATCTCCATTCATTTTTTCTCTCTCTGTTAACGTTTATGTTTATATAATACCATTAGTGAGCCATATATGCAATACCTTTTTTGCATCCTTTAATAAAACACAGCTTGCAACCATTGCCAGCACAGGAGGAAAGGGTTGCTCTTTCTTTCTTGTCAACCTTTCTCCATTCTTTTCTACCCATGCGGAAGGCGTGGATTGTGGCAGGGCAAATGTAATGGTTATCTTCCAAAGCTTTTTCCTCAGAAGTATATACTGCCGTCCCCGCATCAATTCCTTTAATTTGTGGAGCAGGTTCATCCAATCGCAAAGCAGAAGGTTTTACGGAAGTATTCGGCAATAAAGCCAATTGTTGCAAGTGTGGCATTTGGTCGGGCCTCACATATTCACGAGTAGGAAACCAAAATCTAATATCAGGCAATGCCTCACAAATTCGAATCCAGCAGTTAATGTACTTGGCAGAAAATAGGTCACCCGCATCGTGAACACGAAAAAGATCCGTGTTGCAATTCTTAAGGATTTTCTTTTGACCGCTTGCCTTGTAATACTTCCTTGTAATTTGTCCAACCATTTCTTTCACAAAAGAATCCCCGCCGTCTTCTCGAATGGACTTGGTGATGAAATTCCCTTTGTTTTGCAAAGCCTCGGCGACATTAGGCATCATATAAAAACCTTTGCAAGCATAGCAACTTGAGCAAATAATTTTGTCCATTGCCTCTTTTGCTTTCTTGGCCAGGTTCATTACAATTTTAGCCGCAGGACAAAACTTCAACGCAGGAATGTTAAAAGAAAAGCAAGGCATTTTTGAAGGTGTGGACAATAGGTTCGGTATGGTTTTTTCAGTTTTCATAGATATAATCATGACAGAATCAGGGTCAATGTCAACAGGAAAAATAATCTTTTTTGCACTTGACTTTTGGCACGGGACGGGCAGCGCGGCCCGTGCCAAATTGGTGCCGAAGGAGGGAGTCGAACCCTCACGCCTTTTCAGGCAACGGATTTTAAGTCCGTAGTGTCTACCATTCCACCACTTCGGCAAAATGATTATATGTTATGCTCTTTTATGTAAGCGAGCAGTTGGTCGAGGACTGCCTGCTTGCTACCCTTAAAGCCGAACTCTTGCTTGACAATTGAGTATACCGATTGCCCCTTCCGACTCATGCCCAAGACTTCCAGCTTGAGGGCACTTCTTAACATACGAGTGCGAAAACCATCGATTGCTTGCGGTGTGTCTAATACTATTGTTTTATTCATTATACTAATCCCAAGTGTTGCATGATTTTATGTTTAATGTTCTTTGCTTCATAATAAGCACGATTATCTTCTTCTAGCGACATGAAGAATTGTAAGCTCATTCGAGCGTTTGCAATGTTTTCCACAATCCCATCATCTTCTTGTAGAATGTCTTGATGATTTTGAATGAGGTCAGCAACTTGCGTTGCTTCGATTCCTACTAATTGTTTTATATCTTTCATTCTTCTAGTATGACAGGTTTTTCAATGAGGTCAACACCTTTCTTTACAAAAGATAATACCTTTTGGAATGTCTCATTTACTTCAACCAAGAATTCCTGCGAACCCATTGCCGAGTAAACGTGTTTGATGTCATTAGGATCATAGACGTTAAGTATATCCAGAATAACCTTTAGGTCTCCATTACTCAATTTATCCATTTTCTTGTGCCTCCATTAATTCAAGAAGAATTTCTTCTAGTTTTTCTTTAGAGTTAAACATATACTCTAATGTATCGTCCTTGTTATAGTGATCCACGAATGTTGTAATCCATGCATCTACTTTGTCGCACCAATCTACATTGTACTGCGGGTCATAAACTTGAGATGCCATCTTAAGCTCATAGAGTTTTGGTTCCATTACTGGATGTGGTATGGTTTCGGTCATTTATGCTTTTATGGTTGATGTTGAGTATTGTTTCCAGACTTGAAGGTCGAGGTCAGCAACTGACATCCTTCTGCGTTTGGCAATGGTTGTGAATTGTTTAGCAAGAGAATTGTAAAGCTTTTCATCTTGGGGAGTTGACTTTGGTACGTTTTTAATTCCTTCGGCTTTTAAGAATTTAAGAACGTGAGTATCTAATACAGGTACATTATAGTCTTCCCTTGAATGAGTCAAGAAGAAATTTGATGTCTTTAACTTTACTCCACGAATGAAACAAAGGTCTTGAAGCGAACACTTCTGTAAGTTCAGTATCCCTCTGCCTCCCATGCCAATGACATCTTGAAAAGAATTGACAAGGCGATTATACTGCCCCATCCTTACCTTCTCCAATGACGAACGCAACTCTCCATCTGCATCTAATCTTTCGATATATTCAAAAGGAGTATCCTTATGGTAGACTCGGTCATCATACCATTCCTCTAACTTGCGTGCTTGAATGTCTGACTTCTTCCCTGCAACTACAATACAGAACAAAAGAAAGAATTCCAGTTCTGCATCGGTGCGATTGTAATCGGTGATTTCTTGAGGATTAATTTTCATACCTTAATTAAATAGATTTTTTAGGAAAACGCAAGCAAAAAATGCATAGAATTAGAGAAAACTTTTGGCACGGGCCGTGCAGCACGCCGCGTGCCAATTCCCTCAGGCCGTCCACCGCGACCCAAGGGATGTATGCACTTTTAATTAAAGTACAGAGCGGGCGAATACCGCCTTGCCACAAGCGGTACGCAGAATGCTCGTCCGAGCGACCCGCCTATTAGGACGACCATTGTTGGTGTCGGTGAAATAAACGTGAGTTGGGGTGACCTTGGCCACCTTTCCCGAATGAGCCTTACGCTGAAGACCCTTGGAGACCAGAAGGGAAACAAATTTCCCTTGTGCGCCTGTTACTACTTGATTGATGTTTTGTGCGGTGTTATTCATAATAATATAATATTGAATTATTTTTGTTTAGGTTAATGACTGAGAGGATTAAGCCTCCGCAGTCGCATCGAATAATGAGTGAAGTGAAGTTGAGCGAGCGGGAAGCAATCCAAGATTACCCTTCCAGACTTCGCTGAATGAATTGTACAAGGAGTACAGATTGCGATCAGCAAACTCGTTATGGTTTGGCTTATTCCATTGCCCAACAATGTCAGCGATTTGAGTCTTGGAGCAAGCCCCAGACTGATACGCACGGATGATGAGATCATTAGCTTCCTCGCTGGAACCGAGATCATATCCCTTGTAAGCATTGACCCGCTTTTCTTGACTCACCCATGATTCACGCAACTTGCCAATGGCATTAGCGATTTTCATAAAGATATTGCCAGAAATTTCTTCCTTCATAATGTTTTTGGTATGACGGCGAGTAACGACAATCTCGTTGCTGAAGATCAAATTAGAACATACGAAAGGAGCATCTCCAGCCATAATGCCAGCAGGGAAGCATTTGTCGTGACCATTCCGCAGACCAACGATAGTTGCCCTATCTGCATTTTCGGGAGCAGATCGGTCTTGAACTTGCATGAGTCCAAAGTAGCGTTGCCCAAAACGAGCGAGGTTGTGATTTTCGCCAACAACATCGAATCCATTTTCATCGAGATGCTTGCGAGTTTGTTCGATCATAAACCCATGTCCAACAGGTTGCCATGTATCGGTTTTTTGAGGAGTCTCCACCTTGAGGACTTCTTCAAAGGTTGCTTGAGTGCGATCAGAACCGCAGATGTTTAAGTTGAGTTGTTTCATAATTTTGTAGCTTTTTGAGGTTAATTGTTATGTTTAATTAAATAGATTTTTTAGGAAAGGTCAAGCTTTTTCTTGTGCTTTTGTTTCCGAGGCAGGACTTTGTTGACC